TGTTGGCGCGTTCTTGTTTTTATACTATATATCCGTCTGCTAGCTTAAGTGAATTTCGACAATATGTGGCTATTGGAACTTACGGTGATGACGTTATGGGTTCTGTACATGATGCGAAAAAGGAATTTAATATTGTTTCTTTTTCAAATTTCGTTGGATCTTACGACATTGTATTTACCATGCCTAACAAAGAGGATGAACTTATTCCTTTTATGTCACTGACTGATGCCGATTTTTTAAAGAGACGCAATTTTTACAACCCTGACTTGGAATGCAATATTGGTGTACTGAGTGATGCGAGTATTTTTAAGAGACTACATTGTACCATGGAATCTTCATACTTGAGCAATAGGGAGCTGAGTGCTTTAGCCCTGGAAACATCGCTGAGAGATTGGTTTTACGCGGGCCGTGAGATTTTTGATAAGCGCCAGAGGGAGTTGATGGAAATAGCAGAAAAAGCGCAGCTCCTTCATTTGTGTCCTGAACTAAAGGACAATTATGACAAAAGAGTCACCAAGTGGCGCGAAAAATACTTGGATGCCTCAACCCCGAACTCCATCGGGGTAGATTAAATCTGTCGTTGAAACGGAGTATGTACACATGGATACCACAATTTTATATTTTTATATATTTCATGTCATTTTGTAGGCTTTGTACATATATGTATGCCTCTTATTTAGGAGTGGGGACAGCCCCTGAAAATGTATTTGCATATTGTGTTCTGAGTGGGACACATTTTTGTATATAATTAATCCACTTACTATTTATTCATATTTCATTCCCCATAGTGGGGACGTACAGGAGGGTGCAGTGCGCACAAATGCACCCTATGAAAAGCAGGAAAATTTGGCATTTACCAGTGCCACTTCTACCTACATGCGAGATGTAACAACCAGTTATGACCAAACACGCACCGAACAGGACACATATGATGTTAGTCTACAGAACTTTTTCTCTCGTCCGATTAAGATTTTTGAAACAGGATGGGGTGTGGGCTCATCATTATATGCGAGCATTGATCCGTGGTCGTTATATTTTAATAATGTTCGCGTTGTGAATCGTATATCCAATTATAAGCTGCTGAGATGCAAATTGCATATCAAAATAGTTCTCAATGGCAATGGATTCTTTTACGGTAGGGCTCTTGCGGCCTATATGCCTTTGTTCAATAGGAATTTTCTGAACACGAATCGTGCCGTTATGCCTGTTGATCTGATACAAGTTTCGCAGTTGCCACATGTCTTTTTGAATCCGACACAGTCTGCAGGTGGTGAATTAGTTTTGCCTTTCTTTTATTATTATAACAATTTGAATATACCATCCGCGAACTGGGTTAATATGGGACAGCTGTTATTACGTTCTATCACCAATTTGAAACATGCCAATGCCGCAACAGACACTGTAACAGTTAGTGTTTTTGCGTGGGCAGAGGATGTGGAATTGTCGGGCTTGACTTCTATTGAACCATTTACTTTAGCTCCACAATCGGGTGAAATTGATGAAGCGAAGGACGGGAAGTTATCTAAACCTGCTTCAGCTTTGGCTAAGTCTATGGGTATGTTAACCGGTATACCGACATTGGGACCTTATGCAATGGCAACTCAAAAAGCACTAAACACCGTAGCCGCTGTTAGCAAGTGTTTTGGTTATGCTAGGCCAGGTGTTATCACTGAGCCTCACTTTTCCGTTGTCAAACCGTGTGCAAATATTTGTAGCACAGATACCCCCGATCTTTCTGCTAAATTGTCTGTTGACAGCAAGCAAGAACTAACGATTGATCCAAAAATTTCCGGATTGCAGGAGAGCACTGATTCTTTGGCTATAAAGTCGATTGCACAACGCGAAAGTTATTTGACCAAGTTTGTGTGGTCAACTTCTGCGCCAGGAGAGAGTGTGTTGTGGAATACCACTGTTTCGCCAGTTTTATGGGCAGAAAATGTGGTTGGTGCTATCACAGAATTTCACCTACCTCCAATGGCGGTTGCTGCACTTCCTTTTAAGTATTGGACGGGATCTATACGATTCCGTTTTCAAGTTGTAGCTTCAGCTTTTCACAAAGGCAGAATCAAGATTGCATTTGATCCAGATTACTTTCTGTCGAACGAATACAATGTTAATTACATTCATATCTTTGATATTGCCGAGTGTAGTGATTTCACAGTATCGATAGCCAATATGCAGGATCGAACTTTGCTTAAACACGCTTTACCTGGAACAGACCTAGTTACCGATCAGTATAGTACCACATTATTTACATCGCCTGCCATAGGAAATGGTAGATTAGCTGTTTTTGTAGTCAATGAATTAACGACGCCGAACAGTACTGTAAATAATGATGTGGAAGTTAATGTTTTTGTGTCTGCTGGAGATGATTTTGAAGTGTTTGTCCCTGACAACTATTTCCAGCGTTTCGTTTTTAAACCACAGTCAGGCTCTATGGCCGACAAAATAGATGCTGAAGAAATGGATCGACCGACACAGTCCAGTGACATAATAATAGGCGTTAAGCCTACATATAATTTGAATGCTAATTTGGTATACACAGGAGAATCGATAGTGTCTTTCAGGGAATTGTTGCACCGATA